GTGTGACCGCGCTCATGACGCGGGTCAGCAGGAACGGGTAAAGGCCGAGCACGAACATCAGGGCCACGAGTGGCGCCAGCAGCGCCAACTGCGCTCCGTGGATGTCGATCATCGCCGGCCGAGGCGAGCGCCAGGGCTGCGGCGGCCAGGATCGGCCCGGTTCCCGCCGTGGCGAACGTTGCCAGGCCAGGCGTCGGTTTCAGGACGAACGGCGACCGGGCGTTGGCCGGCATCCGCTGCGGATACATGTTCAGCAGGCGCGCGGCCGATGCTGGCGCCGATGCCATCTGATAGGATTGGCTGGCGAGCGGAACCGGCTTTAGCCCCGGTTTCAGCCCCGTGAGCGCGGCTTGCAGCGATCCGAGGGTATCGGACATCAGGCGATCGTCGCCGCTTGCGTCGCTGGCCAGTTCGCCGGGCCGCCGTTCGCAAGAATCGCCGACTGCGTGTTCAAGATCAGCAGCAGATCGCGCATAGCCCGGTAAACCGCGATCAGTTGCGCCGCCGTGAACGAGTGCGGCTGCCCGGTGATGTCGGGATAGGTGAATGTCGATGCGCCGCCCGGCAATCCAAGGCCCGAGGCCGCGTCCTGTGCCACGGACTGGATTTGCGACAGCGTAAGCGCATCCAGGGCATAGGTCGCATTCAGAGCGGGCGTTCCATTCGAGGTGATCGCGATCCCGGCGGCGATCTTCGATGCCAGCAATGATGCTGCCTGGACCGCTCGTGTAGCGGTCACCGGCGGCGGCCATGATGCGGTTACATCCGACCAGTTAGCTGCTTTCGCCGCAGTGATCAGGGGTGCCTGATTGGCATCGGAATCATCGTACCCGAACACCTGAGACGGAGTTCCGCCGTTATTGTAATAAACCATTGCCATTAGCGTAACTCCTGCCATTGACTGAGAGTTATCGCCGCCGCTAACACTGTTGCGAGATAGTATGTTCCGCCGTTTGGGACGATAGCCGCAATAGCCATGTTCGTGCCGGCGACGTTTGCGCCAACAGTCGAGACGTTTACACCATTTATGGGGATATAAAGTTGATCGTTATTTGCCGCCGAAGATGCCGCGACGTTGATATAGATCGGCCTACCGGTGGAGTTGGTGTACACGGTATATGGGGCCCGCGAGCCTATCACGGCCTGCCAGCTTTGCGCCGGGCCACCCAGCGCGCCGTTAGTCCGCGCCGTGGCCTCGGCCGCGACGGCCGCGGCGGAAAACGCGGTGGTCGCGATCTGAGTGTTATTGGTGCCGGGTGCCTGCGTAGGTGCCGTTGGTATGCCGGTCAGTGCGGGAGATGCCTTGGGTGCCAGCAATGCCTCGGCCGCTATCGCCCGGTTCGTCTCGACCAAGATTGCGGCGTTTCGTGCCGTGACCTCGTCCGCATCCGCAGCAGCCCGAGCCGTCGCTTCCGCAGCATCCCCAGCAGCACGAGCCGTCGCTTCCGCAGCATCCCCAGCAGCACGAGCCGTCGCTTCCGCCGCATCCGCAGCAGCCCGCGCCGCCACTTCCGTGGCAAAAGACCCGGTCAGCTTGGCGGAGGTCAGAAACTCGTAAGCAGCAAATGACATGAAAAACTCCCGGAAACGCTAAACAGGAAAGCCGTCTGCATCAACCGGCAAGCCCGCGTCGTTCAGCAACGGCGCCAGCCCGTCGATCCCGGCGTCCAACTGACTGCGGTCGGCCTGAAAATACGTGTGCGCCGTATGCCCGAGCGTCGCGATGTTGAACCACGGCTCCCGGACCTGAATGACACCCTCGATCGCGCTGGACTCGCCGTCATAGAGATCGACCTGGATGGCGAGCCGGTAGCGGCCCCACCAAAGCCCCCGCGTCGTAGCGCCCGGCATGTAGAAGTTGATCCGGCCGGGCAGGCTGGCACTGACCACGACACCGTCCACCGCGAGCGACGGCCCGCCAGGCACACTCCCGCCGGTAAACCAGCCAAGCCCGTAATCCGGCGATGCCGCGATCCCGCCCCGATGATCGGCGAACAGCGACAGCCGCGCGAACGAACCGGCCACCGGGGCCAGCGTCCCGCTATCATCGTTATAGACGGTCAACGCCAGCTTGAGATCGTCACCCGCCCGGATCGAGGCGTTCCATTGCTGGACACGAACCGGGTTGCGGGTTTGGCGCGAGGTTGCGAGGCGGAGTGTGGGCATCAGAAGTACACCGCTCGCACCGGCTCACGCTCGGATGGCAACGAGACGATGCGCATCAGGTCGCGCTCGGCCTGTTCCGCCCAGTTCGGGTCCGCCTTGACCCCGGTTTCCGGGCCGCCCAGCAGCGTAGCCGCAAGCAACACATAGGGTTCCTCAGCGAACTCGGGAATCTGGAGCAAATGCCAACGCGTCCGCCCGCGTGCTTCCAGAGAATAGTGAACCGCGAGCACCTTCTGCTCCGCCAGCGCCTGCCCCGCCGCGCCGCCCATGACGAGGCCGCGAATCCGCGCGATATTGCCCGCATACAAAGCCGGATCGAACGCCTTACCGCCCTCGATCCCGAGCGTCAGAGACGCCATCGCCGCATAGGCATCGGCCATCGACGCCGGGATCGTATCAACGGTCCAGGTCACCAGGTTCTGGTCGTTCAGTTCCTCATGCACCGCCGCAACCCGTTCGATCGCACGCGCCTGCATACCGCGAACACGGGCAGCGGCGCGCAGGCTATCCATCGCCGCGGCATAGGAGGCAGCGGCAGCCGCTTGGGCTTCCGGCGTGTCCGGCCGGTAAATCGGTGCGAGGTGCGCCGCGGTCATCCGCACGTAAGCCTCGGCCTGGGAAACCGGCACAGCGGACACGGGCCACTGGACAAGGCCGAGCGCGTTGGCTTCCTCATGCGCCGCCGCGACCTTGCCTTCGGCAATGGCCTGCCCGTATGCGCCGGACAACGCCTGCTGGCGAATTGCCGACTCTGCGGCCAGGAACGCTTCCATCGTGGCAGGCTTGCCGAATTCCGGTGCAAGCAGATTAGCGGTCATGATCACGTAATATTCGAACGCCGAATTTGGAATCGCAGTAGCGGGCCATGTCACATAGTCCGCCGTGGCCAGTATGTCGTGAACAGCGGACGCGCGGGCCGTGGCCTCGGCCTGATCCAGCGTTGCCGGGGTTTCGTCGGACGCGATCACCGCCAGCTTGAGCAACGCCGCCTTGCCCACGTCGCCGGGCGTCCAAATAATGGCACTCGCAATGGCAGGTGTGAGCGTTGCCGGGTTTGCACCCACGATCCGAAGCGCGCGGGCGGCGATTTCGGTCTGTGTGACGGTGCCGATTGCCGCCGGCCGATCTGACTCGGCGACCGGGATACCGAGTTCGCGCAGCACACGGGCCGCGACGGCGGCCGAGGTCAACGGAGGCGCGGAGGCAGGGGACAAACTGTCGGCAACGACCGATATCCCGAGTTTGCGGAGCGCGCGGGCGCCGAGTTGGGCAAGGGTGACGGTCATTCGGCCTCCGGCCCGTCGTCAGCCTTCTCAGCAACGACCAGCTTCGCCTTGTTCTCCGTCACCCAGGCGTGCCAATCGGTCACCATCATCCAATGACGGTTATGCGGATCGGTGCCCTGTTGCACCCATAGCGCGCCGCCGTTCATGCCCACCGCGTGGGCCAGGACGGTGCGATGGCGCGACGGGCGGGTGTCGCCGTCCGCCGCCCATGGCACGCCGAAGTGGTGGTCTTCGGACATCAGAATGCTCCTTTCGTGGTTACGGGTTGGTAGGCGCCGCCATCCCGTTGATCGGCGACGCCATCCCGCTTAGGGCTTCGTCTGGCGTGCCCGACGTTCCGCCGCGGACTTCCTGTCCACCTCGCTGGCATTCGGATCGTCATCATCCGGCAACGCCTGCCCGGTCGTGGCATTCGCCGCCGCCTCAGCCGTGGTCCCGGGAGCAACGTGCCCTTCCGCGATCGCAGCATCCCGCGCAACCGTATTGCTGACGATATCGCCGTGCGGACCGCCACGGGCAGCATCCTGGGCATCACCGGTCAGGATGACTTGCGCGCCCTGTCCCGGTGGCGACAGACCGGGCGTGGCCTCCGGTTCGGTGCCGGATGCCGCAGCCGGTTCCGCCGCATGGCCCGTTCCGAGATCGGCGGGATCAGCCGGGTTGCTGCCTGGACGAGCGGCGGGTTCGGGAGTCGTGTCGGGATTCTTAGCCATGGACGGGTTCCTTTCTCGTTCGCGAGTGCTGGACCGGAACAACCGGCGGCACGGGTTTCAGTTCGGCTTGCGGTGTCGCCACGACAACCTCGGCATACGTGGCCTCGAACGCGGCATCCCGCATGACGGTGAAATCGCCATCCGGGCCGCGCACGATCCAGTCATGGTATTTGCAGACGCGCGGACCATCGCCGGTCATGATCTCGACGGTGCCGCCCACGAGGTGACGCCGCAGCGCCAACCGGAACGACTCCGGCATGGCGTTCATGGAGCCGTTGAATTGGAAGGCCTCCACCCCTATCGGCTTGGCAGTGTAGCGCGGCATGCGTGACTCCGTTATGCGTCGGCGACGGCGGCGCTGAATATAGTAAAAACGCCCTGATCGACAAGTGTAGTCGTGTCAACAGCAGCATCTTTGCCGAAGGTGAGCTTGCCGATGGCACGTACTTCTTGAATGCCAACACCATGGAACCAACCGTAGTCCCTTACATTGGTCGTTGACTTCATGCGTTGCGCCCAGCCAACCCCGAACGCCTGTGCGCCGCACAGATAGCTGGCCGCCACGTCGATCCCCGCAGCGCCTACCGCCGCGAGAACCCCCAGTTCCGGTATCTCCCGGACGATCATGCCGTCCCACACCAGATCGCCGCCGGAGAACAGCGGGTTGTCGATCCAGCCGTTCTCACGCGGACGGGCATCCTTGTTCGCCGCGAGCACCGGAGGATCATTGCGGAAATCGCGGAACACCAGCGACGGCATGAACACGACGAACCACTCTTCGTCGTTTTCCACATCCATCCGAATCGGCCGGATATGCGGGGTTGCGGTTTGCGCCCGGCGTTTGGCCAGCGACAGCGTGGCCCCGGTCATCTTGCCGGTGTTAACGGCAATCGTTGACAGTGCGGTGGCGTGGACATTGGAAACCGCGTTGCCGACAGACGGCCCGAACAGCACGCGATCCGAGTTCGAGGTCAACCACACGTTGCGGGCCGCAGCGTTCGCGGCCGCATAGGCAACACCGTTGATCGAGGTAAACGCGGCGATGATGTCCGCGCGCATCTTCTCCATTTCCCAGTTCATCAGCGCATCGCGGGCGGCGTTGCGCAGATCGATGGAAGACTTCTGTTCGTCCCATTCGGACACCGCCACGGCATGGCGGATCGGTGCGACGGTCAGTTTCATCGAACGCTGGTCGAGGGTTTCTTCGTTACCCTCAAGAACAGTATTGCCGGTCACGCCGGCACCGACCAGGCGGCGGACGGCGGCGAAGGTGATGGAGTCGCCGGCCTTCACCGTCAGATCATCCTTGACCTGGATCATCGAGGTTGCAGTCTTACCCATGTAACGAGCAAATCTATTTGCCCGCACATACTCTGAAAAGAACTTTCCGTCCCAGATTTGCGGAGTAAGTCCACCCCTAGACGGAGTAACATTCATGTCTGCCACAATAATGGCTCCTAGTTATACCTGATCGGTTGATGGGATTTAGGTCGCCCGATCAGTGGCTCGGCGGCAGCGTTCAGACCCGACCTGATTTACTGGGTAAAGAACGCCCGGTTATCGCCCCGGCGGCAGGCTTAGGCTGTATTCCGGTTAGGCTATCGTTTCCTCGGCCGCAGGATGTCCCCGAGGTCTTCCGGGCCCGTCCACACCGGCGCGCTACGCGGTGCGGCGGATCGCGCGGTCCCGAGCGAGGTTGGCAACCGGACAGCCGGCGCGGCCAGCCGCTCGGTTCCCGTTTCGGCGGCGTATTCAGCCTCGATCTTGGCGCGGATATCGGCCTCGACCTTGGCCCTGTAGGCAGCGGGATCGGTGCCGATTTCCGCCATCGCCGCCGTCCGCTGTCCAACCTCATACGCGAACCTGTATGGGTCGGGATGGTTGGACAGTTGCGCCCGTAGCGCCGGGTTTGCCTCGGCTTCCTTCTTAAACAGGGCGATCTTGGCGTCCACGTCGGCGCCGTCCACCTTGTCACGCAGCAGCCGTTCCGAGATGTTGAGGCGCTCATTATAAAGACGCTGTTCGAACCGCGCATCCTGGAACGCCGCGTAGCCCTCCGGGTCTTCGGCCGGGTTCGGCACACGAACCGGAGGTGGTGGCTCCACGGGCCGCTGTTGGACTGGTGCGGGCGGTGGCGGGGCTTGCGAGGCCGCCGCTATCTGAGCCAGCAGCGCGTCGCGCTCCCCTTGCAGCCGGTCACGCTCGCCCTTGTAGTCGCGGCGCTCTGCGCGTACGGATTGCAGCGCCTTCCTCAGGCCGACAACGTCTTCCGGCTCCTCAACGGCTTCTTCCGGCGGGTCCGCTGCCTTGGCGGGATCGGCGGCATTCGGTGGTGCCGCCTCTCCCGCTTCGGCAACCGGCGGGTCTTCCGTCGCCTGAGACTGTTGCTCCGCGGCGGACGGCGTTGCGGCCTCCGCCTGCCCGGAACCATCGGCTAGGAAGTCATCCAGTTGTTTCATCGTAGAGTGCTTTCGGCCCGATTAAGCCCGGCGTCGGCTTGCCGGGTGCGGCCCGGCCTTTCCGCGTTGAGTGCGCCCGGCTAGTGTTCCCCGGCGGCGGGATTCGGCGATGGCCTAAAGCGGCGGCACCGCGCCGAGCGGTTTGGGAGCGGCGGCACCGCGCCGAGCGGTTTGGGTGAAAGCGAGGGCACAAGATGGCAGACGCCGAACAGCCGATGGTCGAGCGGGTGGCGCGGGCGCTACGCCGATCACACACAATCACCGATTATGGCCGTGGCACATCGTCCGACGACGGATGGGAGGCCGAGCAAGACGCCGCCCGCGCTAACATCGCCGCCATGCGAGAGCCGTCCGAAGCGATGATGGCGGCTGGCGATCAATGGATGATCCATGGCCGCGCCAACGGTTCGATGTGGAAAGCCATGATCGACGCCGCCCTGGCCGAGCCGCCTACTGGAGCCAGCGCGTAGCCGTCACCGGACGATAAATAACATCCGTGTTGGTGAGTTGAGTCGCCGGAGCGTTCAACGCACCATCGGTCCCCAGCGCCGTCTCGACCGTGGCGCCGATCGACGGCCACACGAGGCACGAGCCGCCGGAGCGATTGAGGATCGTGATCGGCTCGAACCGCTGTATCGAGGGCAAGGTCACACCGGTTGTCCCCGAGCAGGTGGTGATCATCGTCGTTTTGGTCGTGATGATCGTCCCGGTTGCCGGGATGCCGGCTGCCCATGTCGCTTGCGCCGTCGATGTTGCCGGGACGACCAGCGCCGGCGTCAAAGACATGGCGTTGAAGCCGGCCGAGTCGCTGTTGTTGTTGAACACGTTCTGACTGATGGCGCCGCCCGGACCTTGGCCGACAAGGCCCCCGATCTGGGCGACAGCCGGGATGGCGGCGAGCAGCAATGCCGCGACGGAGGCGAGAAGACGATGTTTCATGGTGGGTTCCTTTTAGGTGGTGTTACGGGGATGCTTGCGGCGCCGGCTGTGCCAACGGGTTGTCCGGCTGCCCGATCGCCGCCGCATGGTCCATTGCCATCCCGTGCATCGCACCGAGCGTCGATGCCCGCGTGCTCGCGACCTGCGCATCCTGCAACGCGTCCGCACCAGGCTGCCCGGCATGGTCCACGGCGATGCCGTGCATGCGCTCGAGCGACTGAGCGCGCTTGTCGGCGGCGTCCGCCTGCACCTTGGCGACCTGAGCCGCCTGCATCGCTTGCTGGCCCTGCTGATTGGACGCCTGCTGTTTCGCGTGCTCCTCCAGCATCTTGACCAGTTGGTCCTTGTCCCGCAGCGACGACGCCCGAATGATGAACTCCGGCGGAAACTGCATCAGGATTTGCGGCGGCAGTTGCATGATCTGCTGGAATTGCTCCGCCGCCATCGTCGGATTGTCCGGCCCCTCTTCGACCGTGATGTCCACATCCATGTCGCCGATGTCGTTTTCCACGCGAATGGTCATCTGCAACCGAGGATCACCGGGTTGCAACTTCAACCCGAACATCACCGCTTGCGCGTCGTCGGGCGGGAGCGCCTGCAACTGCTGCGGCAGCGGGGCCGATCGATCCAACTTTTCCAGCAGATCAGCGATGGTAACCGGATGATTGAGGCCGACGAACTGCACGTTCTTATCGTTGTCCGTCACCCGTATCCATTTCTCGTTTTGCCAGAACTGGCGCACCCGCATCCAGGCGGCTTCATACACTTTATGCGTGTGCTGTCGCAGGGCATCTGCAATCGGTTCGTTCTCGACTTGCCCGCCGGCCTGTTGCGCAATGATGGCGCGGCCGGATTGCTCGCGCGGGTCCTTGCCTGCCATCGCCGCGTTCGGCCCGGTGACGTTCATCTGCGCCACGGCGTATTGCAGCAATTGGAATTGCCCGGCGATCTCCGCTTGGTCCTTCTGAATCTTGAATTCGAACCCGCGATTGACGACGATCACGCCGTCCGGCTTGGCTGCCTCTCTACGGGCTTTGTCAACGTCCGCGACGGCCCCATCCTCCAGGATCAACTGATTGACCGACAACGAGTGGAGCAGCTTCGACTCGCGCTTGTTGATGCTTTCTTGCAACGGCACCATGTCGCGAACGACGCCGTACCGGTTGTTGTCCCGGTCCACCATCGCCGAACGCAGGATCAGCGGGCAAGTCGCGTTGCCGTGGCGGTCCTGATAGGGCGATTTATCCGGCCCTTCCAGGAAGCCACCTTTGGTGAAAGTCGCCGTCCACCAGTCTTTCCGCCGTTTCCAGTTGATTTGCACGATGCGCGCCCGGCGGCGCTGATTGTCCGACCAGTGCGCTTGTGGCTTGTCATCATAGGTGTCCGACCGGCTCGCCTCGAACGTCGCCGCCAGGACATCCTCGCACCCCGGATAATCGTCCAGCAGGTCGTCACGGTCCTTCCAAATGACCACGCCGAGGTAATGCGCATCAGTAAAACCCGGATGCTGACTGTGCGGATCGTAGAAGATACGTTCCCAGGGCACATGGTTGATGACCACATCGTAGCCGGTGCCGGCAACATCCTGTTCGACGATGACCTCGCAGCCGCCGAAACCCTCCACCAGCATGTTGTCGTAGACCGAACTGCGAACCACGTCGTAACGGTTCTCGTCGGCGATGTAGCGCAGCGCCTGGGTTGCGGCGTCGGCGCGGGTGTCATCGACCGGCGTGCGGGGGAACGCTTTCGGGTCAGACCGGCCCCGCCTTTCCATGCCGTTCAGCAATGCGATCTTGCGCGCGATCACGTTGTTCCACACGACCGGCTGACCGCGGCGACGGAGGATAGCAGCCTCTTCTGTGGTCCATTGCTTGCCCGTGACCATATCGCGGCAGCGTTCGGCGTCCTGGCGAGCGTCGGTGCTGGCGAGTTCGGCGTCTTCGAAGTAGCGTATCAGCCGGCCGAGCAGATCGGTTTCGTCGCCGGGATAGCCGTCGATGGTGCCGCCTGATGGCGTAGCTGCGGCCGACGAGGGACGGGTCATCAGGTCGCTCAATCAATGCCTCCCTCGGTGGGTGTGCTAGGGTACGTGGTGCGGCGAAAGGCCATTACGCGAGTTTCCAGCCGTCATCCCCGCCGTCATCGCCGCGCCGGAACGCACGGTCCCACGAATCCCCCGGCGGTGCCGGCGGCCCCGGCTTCGGCGGCGGCAGCATCATGTCGAGGAGCTGCCCAATTAGCCCGAGAGCATCCACCTGGTCGTCGTGCTTGCCCGCCGGGAATGAGAGCAATTCCGCTTCAAAGTCCGCTCGCCACGGTGCATCCGCCGCTATGTACAGGCCGCTCAGTGCAGCCCTACCCCGGATACTCTGTGCGCGGACGCTCTTGTCACCGCGCGTCGGGAACGTCTGCCGTGCCACGAAAGCCCGCCGCTCGCGTGACCTCCGGTCCAACCACGGCCCAATGCCGGCGCGAATTTGCCCCATCTCCTCCGCCCAGCCCATCGGCTTCCAGCGGATCACAAGGTTGCAAAATTCTTCGACCCACTGGTCCGACGATGTTTGGCCGCGCCACAGGTCGAGCACGTAGAGCCGGTCATCGCTATCGACGCCGACTATGACATGCACTGTCCAGTCGCCGCCGTTATCCGTCACAGCGTAGTCCGAAGCGCCGAACACCCGGAGCGCCGAGCGCGGCGGCAGCACCGGAACCGAGCGGATCCACTCCTTTCGAAAATAGTCACCCGTATCGGGCACCGGCCGCCCCTGGTACTGCGACGACCACTCGCGCCCCGCGCCACGGGCGGACAACGCCGCCTTGATCCCGGCCAGTTCCACGCCGTATCCGTAGTTATCGTCCGACCAGAGCCATTCGCCCGGCGCCCGGCCAAGCGGATCGTTCGCCTCCGCCTCCGCCGGCAGCCGCACCACCCGCCAGCGGTCCGGCTCGGTGCGCAGAAGCTCGCCCGAAAGATCGGCTTCATGCCAAGGGGTCATGACCAGGGCTATCGATGCCCGTGGGGTTAGGCGGCGTTCCAAGTCGCCCGAGAACCAATCCCAGACCAGCTTACGATCCGCAACGCTATCCGCCGAAGCCCGGCTTTTCACGGGATCATCTATCGTTACATGATCGGCTCGAATACCTGCTACGGCACCGCGAACCCCTACCGCGAGATACTCGCCCCCGTTCGTCGTCTGCCAACGGCCGAGGGACTTGGTTCGCAGCGCATAGCCGAGCGTTGCAGTGTTTTCGTTGATCACGTCATGAATCTTGCCGCTGAAATCGTCAGCCAACTCGGCGGTATGGCTGGCTCCGATCAGCTTCATGCCCCTTCGCCGAGACAGCAGCCACGCGGAAAACATTCGCGTCGCGTAGAAGCTTTTCGCCGAACCCGGCGGCATCAGAACCATCAGCCGGTCCACGTGGCCATCCGCGACCGCCTGCAGCTCCGCGATCAGCAAGCGGTGGTGCGCCGCTGGCGTCTGTCCGAACGGTGCGAGGGCCTCGATGCACCAGGCCAGGAAGCTACGCCGGCATTCGCGGCGGCGCTGGAGTTCCTGGAGCAGCCGGAGTTCGGCAAGCGCCGGCGACTCGGGCCGGGCGCGGGTTCCGCCGTCAGGCATGGCGGGTTACGTGTTTGCGAGCAACGCGGTCAGGATATGCGCCCCGCTGAAGTCCGTCGTGTGCTTCTTCCGCAGCCGCTTCAGCAGGGCCGGCTTGACCCCGGCAGCCAGGAGATCGGCGAAGCAGGCATCCACGTTGAGGCGAGGGGCCTGCGGCACCACCTTGACCCCGGCAGTCACCAGCGGGTCAGAGTACACCGTCAGCACCGTGCCGACCGGCAGCGGGTTAGCGGCGTAGTCCGGCAAGGAACCGCTTGCGACCAGCGCCTTTTTCGAGGTTTCCCGCCATGCCTCGTTGAGCGAGACGGCCCGGGTTGCGACCGCATAGGTCACCCAGGCCCGGCTTGCGGCCGTCTTGGCACGGGGAAGCAGCGCGGCCAGGGTGCGGTCGAGTTCGGCCCGGGCTTCGGCGTTGGCGTTGGCGTTGGGCGAGCGTTTCGGTGCAACCTGAGCGGGCGCAACGCCAGCGGCGCGAGCCTCACGCCGGGCAATCTCGCTTGGACGGGGTGGCCGGGGTGCTCGTTTCGGCGGTTCGGGGTTCGTGGTAGCGTCGAGAGGCATAGTGGCTCCGTATCGTGGTATCAATGCAGCGTGTCCGGCGCCTTCGTGGCCCGCATCACCGCGGTGGATCGCCGCAGCTTGGCCATCCGCGCCTCGATATCGGCGTCCGACAGGGTCGCGGGGTCAACGTCAGTGCCGCCGTCAACGATGATCAGGCGCTCATTCCAGCCAAACACCCGGTTTACGTGGAGCAGTGCCGCGACATCCCCGGCATCGGCCTTCGCAATCAACTTGATCCGCATCCGGGCCACCATTTTCACCCGGGCGGTTGTCAGTTCGCGGCTGTAGTACTTCCGCAGCGTCGTGAGCGCCATTCGAAACGGCCCGCGTTCGTGGTCCGGCGGGCGGGACAGCGCGCCGCAGATCTCGTCCTCCGTCATGCCTACGCCGACATAGGCCTCGACCAACAGGCGATCCTGTTTGGTCGGGACATAAGGCGGCTTGCCTCGCTTGGCACCGGGCTTGCGTTTAGTCATGCGGCTGCCTTCGGACGTTTGGCAGCGATACGGGCAAAAGCCTTGGCTACCGTCGGAAACTCGTGTCCACACTCTGGACACCGGACGTTGCCATCGATCAGCGGTTCATCGTCTTCCGATCCGCCGGTATCGCCGTCTTCGTCATCGTCGAACAACTTCAAAAGCTGGCCAGCATCGTAGCCTGTCAAATCCAGGTCGAAGCCTTCAAGCTGTAGATCACTGAGTTCGGACAGCAGATTATCGACGTTCGTGACGGCCTTGCGCGCCGACTCGTTGTCCGCAAGCCGATAGGCCCGCTGCTCCGACTTGCTCAGATGGGACAGATCGACCACCGGCCCCCGGTTCGGATCGGGGTTGCGCGGGATCGGTATGCCCTTATCGCGGAGGTTCCGCGCCGCCATCCGCCGCCCGTGGCCGTAGATAAGCACGCCTTTTGCCATGCCCATCGCCGTGGTCCAGCCGACCTTAGCCATCAGCTTCTCAATCAGCGCGATCTGCGAAGGCGGGTGATCGTTGGCGTTGAACTCGTAGTCTTCCAGGTCATCCAGCAACTCATACCGGATTTCCAGGGGCTTTGACCCCTTACCTCGTGGCGCCGCCCCCAACGCGGCCCCGCCGACATGCGCCCCGTTCCCCCCGTCCGTCGCCTTCCCGCGTGCCTCAATGGCCGCCTTCGCCGCACGCTTGGCCGCGTTCGCCGCCTTCCGGGCAATCTCGCTCGGAGATGGCGGCCGGGGTCCCGGTGGACGTCGTCTCGGCGGTTTCAGAACATCAGCCACGACGGCCACGGGAGCCACGGGAGCCACGGGAGCCACGGGAGCCACGGGAGCGGGGTTGGCCTGGACATCGGCCGCTGGTGCGGGGCTGGCCGGGTCCGGGATCGCCGGAACCGAGGCGGCCATGGCAGCCAGGAATCCCGCAACGTGAGACGATGGAGCCGGGGTCGCGCGTGCGCGCGAGTCGGGTGCGGATATCGGGGCGCCCGCCGCCGCGCCCGCCACTACAGATGTCGTGTCTTTCGTAGATACGAAGGTGGGGGGTTTCGGTTTGTTGACCGACACGCCTTTTACTCTGCCCCCGGTTTTTCGTCCTTTCATCATGCCACCAAATACTTAACACTACTCTCATTCGGCGTCGTTTTCGTGTAACGATCAGTCGTTTGAAGCGATGCATGTCCGAGCGTGGCTTGCAGTATATGGACTGGGCATCCGTGTTGCAGCGAATGCTGGGCATGCGCATGACGGAGCCAATGGGCGGATACCTCAGATGGTAGTTTCGCGCGATCAACAGCGGTTTTCACGATTCTATGCACCTG